AACTATTGGAACTTCTAGTTACCTTGTTTTAGAAATTACAGTCAATAATGCTTTTGATGCAACAATTGGACAACAGACAAATACTTTTCAATTATGGGGCGTACAATTAGAAGCAGGCTCAGTTGCCACAGCCTTCCAAACTGCAACAGGCACAATCCAAGGCGAGTTAGCCGCTTGCCAGAGGTATTACTCTTTTGATAGTTTAGGAAATCGGGTATGGACAGGAAACTGCACTAGCGGTTCTACTTATGGTAATGATGTTTATTTACCTGTTACAATGCGAGTTGCAACTATAGTAACTCAAACACACTCAACTTCTAGCGGATTTCCTGGAACAACACCAGGTTCAGCAAGAATTAGCACTAACAAATTTTACTCTGAAAAAACTTCAGACGGAACAACCACCGCTGGTTTCTTCCAAATGACTTGGACAGCATCGGCAGAATTGTAGGGATAATGAAATATACATACGAAGAAATCAATACAGATATAAACGAAATAATTATTAAACGAACTGATGAAAATGGTGTAATTGCTTGGATTCCTACTGATGGCGGAAACTCAGATTACCAACGCTATTTGGCTTGGCTAGAAGACCCAGAAGCGGCACAATCCACCCCGATTGATACAGAGGATAAATAACTTTGTTAAGTGATGGCAAAAATAATTGAACTGACTAGCCCTAATGG